GATTCATTACTTCGTAATCCTGCTCTACGGTTACACCGCGGAGACGAGGAACAACATAGTTGCGTGCGTAAACAGCAAAAGCTACAGGAACACCTGCGCCTTCTGCGGCAAACTCTTCGGATACGATTACTGGAGAACCAAATACCGCTCCGATGGTACCAACAACTCGGATTGCCAAGTCGCTTCCAACTTCATCAAGAGTTTGGAAGGCAGAATCACTTAACAAGTCATAATACATATTAGGACTTACAATATAAGTGATGTCTGAAGGATTCAGGCCGTACTTGCCCATTTCCTTACGTGCTGCAAGGAGTTGAGTAGCGGTCATGGTCGAGAAGTTGCCAGTAGCAATAGAAGCACCGTCGATGTCGTGCTTCGCGGTAGCTGCTGCTGCAACACCGTCAAGGCCAGAAATGCTGCCGCCACCGTTAAGGATAGCGCCTTCTACTGCACGGCCATGTGCACGTGCAACACCTTCAACAAGCATAGGCATCAAGTTGATGAGTACTTGCTCGTCGACTTCGTTGTCCATAAAGGTGCTAGAAATCAAACGATAAGCATTCAAGATAACTTGCTTAGGCTTATAGGTGCTGTCTGATGCGCCACGATTCTCCAAGTTGCCAGAAGTAGCATTCGTTGCGAATACCGCAGGCTCAACATCAACTGAGATGGGGAGAACTGTAGACTTACCATTTACAGGAATTTCACGGAACAGACGAGCTACTTTGAGTTCGTTCTGAATTTCTTTTTCAATCAAAGAAGATACTTCTTGATCGATATCTGCTGCGTTTGAAGCATAGTCGATACCAGCTTTCTCTTGAATGTCACGAGCAAAGTCAGTATCCCAACCTTTCTGTGTCATTACACCCAACATATGGGCGTTCAAGAAATCTTGGCCGAAGCTGCTGATTTCAGACTTAGAAGAGCGATCAGCGAATACACGCTTAGACTCACGCATCTTAGTGATTTCGTCAGTCTTTTCTTCAAGCTCTTTCTTGTACTTCTGAAGCGTTTCTTCCATATCAGCGCCACGCTTCGTAAGTTGCTCTTGAACGTCAGCCATAAGCCTTTCGGTACCTGACTCAACACCAGATACAACAGCTTGCTTAACTTCTTCTTCTTGAGCTGCTTTTTGCTCAGCTTCTAATTGAACCTGTGCTTCAGCTTCTTGTGCTGCTTTTTCTTCTGCAGCTTTTGTCTCGGCTTGTTTCATTGCAATTTTAGCAGCAGTCTCTTCTGCCACCTTCTTAGCAAATGCTTCCAAGTCGATTTCGGGAGTTTTTACTTCTTCCGACATTTTGATCTCCTTTTGGGCGTTAACCCCGTCCGGTGTTTCACTAGCTACATTAGAAGATTTATCTTCATCCTTAGCCAGAGACTGACCGGCTAGATCTACACGATTGGTGAAAGTTTTCTTGAAATCTTCATACTCTGATTCAGAGTCAAAAGATTTCGCCAGAGAGAAAGTAGCTGCTTGATTGCAGGGAACGGAAACAACCGATACCTCAAACAACTCAGCGTCCTTTATCTTATATCCGTCAGTTTCCGATAGGTAATCAGCATCCTTGACTCGGAAACCAACAGAAAAGGCTCCAAGGACACCGTCTTTAACTAACTCACACACGCTTTCGGGTGCGGACTTACTAATCTTCGCTTCAAGTTCTAAACCATTTGGAGTTACCTTGAGCCCTGTGGCTCTTCCAATTGGCTTGTTATAGTCATGATTAAAAAGAATGATAGGATTATTTTCGAAATTTCTCAAGCCACCTTTTGCCCAAGCGTCAGGAGAAATAGTATCTCCTGCACGGTCAAAATCGTTTGTGCTTGCCATGCCACGAATCATGACACTTCCGTCTTCAACGGTTTGCGACTTGAAAGTAGAAGTTAGATTAAAAATCTTATTCATTATACTTCCTTCTTCACTGAAGTCTTTTTAGAGGACAAAGTAGTTCTCTTTGCTGGAGCTTCAGGCTTGGGTGGTGGGGGAGGAGGCGGAGGATTCTCTGCCTTTTTAATCTCTTCCCATAGATCGGGAAATGTTCCTTCTAAAGTTTGAAGAAGTCTTGACCAACTTCCAAAATGATTTAGTGCCATTCCAGAGCGAATAGGCACATCGTTTCCAAATTCATCATAGTCATGCTTTTCAAGAACTTTTCCTTTCTCTAGCATGAACATTCCGATTGCCTTCAATATTTCATTTCGGACTCTAAGTCTCGCCATCTTCATCTCCTTCTATGGGTCTACCACCTTCATCGGGATTCGCAGCACTTCCAGCAATATTAGCCGGAACTCGTAGATCACTGTGTCCTTCTACGGCTTCAAACCCTAAATGTTCTCTCGCTTCATTAGGAGATATAATTCCTCCATTCACTAAAGCAGTATAGTACTGCGATTGATCTCGAAGCTCTGGCTGAAGTGCGGGAATATCTGTAATGTCCTCTTTTACTTCAAAGCCAAAATACCTTTCAAGTGCCATGTTTAACTTTCGCACTATAGGTAGTATAGTTTCCAAATAATACATTCTCATATTTGGACGAATATTTGCATTGTTACCAGAGTCTAACATAATTGGTGGAACTCCAAGAGCTTTTAGAATTATCTTTTCGTTTTCAGCAATTGCTTCTTGAAAATCTAATTCTTTAAAATTGACATTTGCTATTTGGTCAATTTCAATTCCACCATCAAGTATAAGAGGTCTTCGACCTCCTGCATCTGGCTTATAACGAATGCTCCATGACTGAATCATTCGTTCTTTAATCTTCTCCGATAATGTATTCGGAGTTTTGAGTACCAATCCTGGGACTGCTCCATTTCTAAAGAAATTATCTTGGAACTGTCTCATTGAAGACATTAGTTGCATTGTTCTCAATGCTGGTTTTAATCTTGATATACCTCTGTAAATTGAATAAAAAGAATTGTCTTTTACATGGATGATTTCGCTGGTTTTATATTCTACTTGCTCATTAAAAGTAAACTTTTCAATATAAGTACTTTCACTTGCATGAATAACCATCTTACTTGCAGGAAGATGGTACATATGTACACCATCAAAATATATAAAGATGTTTCCGTCGAGCACAAAGTCTGTAATTAAGTTACGACGAAAGGTGCTGATGTCTTGAAATGGATTTGGCTCCTTATTTAAAAGTAAAGAAACTTTTGATCTCTTTATACCTTTTACTACGTTTTGGACCCCTTGTATCTGTGCACCTACTGTTGTAGGTATCTCTGCGGTATCATCAACTATGAGATTTACGCCTCGGTTGACAATTTCAAGGTCTTCGTACGCTTTTTCGTAACGAAACTTTAGCTCTCGCGAAGGCTCCGTTTTATGGTCATAGTATTGCTGCGCAGGATTTAACTTTTCCTCGCTTTCAACTACTATAGGCTGTCTGCCTAACATTCTATCATACCATGCCATGTTTTTCTCTTTGAATCTCTACCCAGCGTTGCTGCTTTATTGCGCTTGTTAATTTTGGGTCTCTACCATAAATCGAGTGCAATTGTAGATGATGTTTATGGCACAATGTAACAGTATGTTCGTAAAGCTCAGCCCAATGCTGTTCTATAAAGTCTTCTCTAAATGAAAGTATATTCTCAGGAAGAAGTTTATTCTTTTTCACCCAATCATGTACTAACGGACTTAGACTGTAAAAATGGTGAAAATCGAGTTGTTCCGAAGAACCGCAAATGTAGCACTCAGTGCTTTTTTCATACTTGTTTTTTGCTTTATCTCTTATGTATTTTACGATGTCTCTTTTTAGATCCATTTCGATTACCAGTAATTTTAGTATAATTGAGCTATGTTGTCAACAACTATTTTTGAAGAGGTATCTTTTAAAACCCTGTCATCGAGGTTTCAAAAGAGTATAATGCGTAGCGGAGAGCATCCGCCATATGAGATGCCCTGTTGTGTTTTGGCTTTTCTTTCATCAAATTCGGATTTGAGTCCCACTGATATTGGTCAAGAGATAGTAGTACCTCTCGACACTTCTGGTCAACCAAAAGCCGGCTATTATCTACAACACCAGCTACGTGACCAATACCATCTAGAAGTGACTTCTTTGCATTTACAGTACTAATATCATAGTTTTGTGCAAAGTCGAATCGTGTTTGCTGTGCTGCGGAATCTATGTAAATATAGTCTAGATCCCACTTGTCAATCATTTTTCGTATCTCTAATGCGTGTTGTTCTGTGGTTCTTTCTGAATCAAAGTACTCATCCAGTACAAAAAACTTTTCTTCATCCCAAGAATAGGCAATTACACAAAAGGCTGTCGGATCACGATATCCAACATCAAGCCCGGCGAATACGTCCATGCCTGTGGTGTCGATATCTTGGAACGACCCCGTACAACCTTCGTAGTCGAAGTCCCAGACCTGACCTTCATAAGTATTAAAGTCAGCTTCGTACTCTTGTCGAAACTCAGCCTCGGACATACTTTTTCTAGCTTCCTGAATATCCGTTTCAGACATTCTAGGATTATCTTTATAAGTCGCACGAATAGAACACCATTCCGGAAATTCGTCATTGAAACCCCTTTCAAAAAACTCGGAGAACCAGTTGTTGCGCCCTCGCGGTGTGGAAATAAATAATGCTTTGGAATTATCTTTATCAAGTGTCGGACGAAGTGCAACATTAAAAGCATCTCTGCCATCTGCAAGTGCTGCTTCGTCGAAAATAATGAGATCGTAGGAGCGACCAACACAAGAATCTACTTGATTCACAGAACCCATGCGAATAGTAGATCCGTTAGATAATTCAATAACTTTATCCTTTGCGTTGTCTTTTACAACTTCTAAATCGAAGTGTTTAATTAGATTTCTTTGTAGATCGAAAGAAATCTGAGATAGCGCATAGTTCGGGGACATAATGAGAATGTTTGAACTTGGTACTAGAGATACAAGTTGGCCTATAATATTAGCAATGTAGGTCTTCCCCTGCCTACGAGATATAGCCGCGCAAACAAACCGATACTTCGGGCTGTTTGTTCCATTTATTATTGCTACCTGGGAAGGTAGGGCAGTAATATTTAACAATTCCAAATAAGGCTCAACTGGTAGTTTGAGAAACTTATCTGCTTCGGAATAGTCTAAGAAATAGTCTGATACGATATCAGCACGGCTTATCTGAATTGCCATAATTAGTCCTGTGGCATTGATCTAGTTTTACTGTATTTTCTACAGTATTCGAATTCGGTTAGGTTCTCTTCCTCTTCTTTTTGCCGAAGACTTTTCTTCTGCTCCTCGATTAGGTTAAGAATCTTCCGTCCATTCTTGCTGCTTTGCATAGTACCATCCTTGTAGTAACTTTACTGCAACAACATTCCACCAAAACCACTGGTCGTGAAACTCGTAGCCTCGGTCTTCTAGGTATTTCTTTGAACACCATTTCTTTTGAATGTTGTCCAAGTATTCCCCATTATGTCGAAGAACTGCATGTCCTTCGCCCCTTACCTTGCAAAAGCATATTTTTGACTTACCAAAGATAAGACTGAAAAACATCTTTATATAACTTTTTCCGCAGACATTCCACAGATAGGTTAAAGAATAATCTTCGCAGTCTCCATGATAAGGAACATGCTTCATCACATACCAAGCGTCTCTTTTTCCATACTCGTTCTTATCGTACTTGTATTCGAAGTGCTCGTTTAAGTATTCTAAAAATAAAGGATCTTTCATTATTTTCTACTCATCCATGCAGAGACACCCATGTAAGCGCCAACTACACCTGCTTGGGCAATATAAAATAACCCTAGTAAGTCAGCTAACGCTGCCACACGACTCTCGGAGACAAAGGGAGTAAAGAGTGCTCCACTGAACACTATCATTGACCCCATCGCTACCCAGGCCATTCTTTTTTGAGCTTCAGACTTTTCTTCTCGAAGCTCGATCTCAAGCATATCTTGAGACCTTTTAATTTCATCGTCAGACACAGTACCATCACCGTCTAAATCAAATTCGTTATAGTGTGAATCTTTTTGTAGTCTTTTTACCACTTCACTTTGTCCGCCCAGTAAGCTGCTGACATTTTGCCTTTTGCAATGTTTTTAGCATGACGAGCTTTAAAAGATGCTCGTTTTTTCTTCATTGCTTCGCTCTCACCGGCTTTTGGTTTGCCAGCAGTTTTTGCTCCCTGCTGACCAAACCGAATTGTTTTTACTTTAGCACCAACCTTTGCTACTACAATATGGGATTTTTTCGCATGGCCAGGAGTTCTTTTAGGTTTGTTATATCCAGAGACTTTTGCTCTTGCGAGTCGTGGATCTTTCTTTTTAACTCTTCTTTTTCTTACGGCCACGTGTTTTTCTCCGTTTCTTCTTTCGTCTAACTTCTCTTGTTAGACCTGGAGTACTTGCTATGCTTACTCCTGGCATTACGATTTCCTCTTTTGCCTTCTGCGTTTACCAGCAAAAGTCTTAACATTTGTAGGCTTTCCTCCAACTCCTTGCGTTACTGCTCGCTTACGACGAATCGCAGACTTTCTCTGTGCAGGAGTCATTTTTGCAGCTTTTGCAGCCGGAACGCACTTGGGA